ATTATATTTTTAAAAATACTAATAGTGCCGATATGAAAAAAGAGGCGAAAGAGGATAAACGTATGTTTGCCGATTTGTGGAAAATGGATTATTTTACCCTCTTTATGAAGTTCATACAACATATACAACCTAATATATATTCAAAGTGGGATAACGTATTTATAGATTCGACACTGAAGAGCGTTTTTGCTCCATATTCGAGTAAATCGGGCGGTACTGATTCCTGTTTTACTAACTCAAATATAATATTTGACGTGTTTAAAGAATTGGACAAGGAGAGAGCCATAGAGATATATCAGGTAATGATCGAAAATAAAGAATTATTTCCCGTACTTGATGAAACACTGGTGAAAATTAAAACTATTATCCAAAAAAAGATACAACATGACAATGTCATCGTACTTGAACCATCTCTGCACGATTTAATGTTTGATAATATTTATAAATTAGAGTTTTTAGACAAAACACTTTATATTCCATTATGGCACGATAAGATTTTTTTTGAGATAAACGACCAAGATTTGATTGTAAAAATAAAACCTCGTTTAGGAAAAAATCATTATTTGGACAAATATAACAATCTTCATGTAATTCGGAGACGAAATATCTTGGATATACTGAAAGAAGAAAAATTGGTTATTGACATTGGGGGGAAAAAATATGAACTTATGGGTGAAGAATTGAAAATTATACCCGAACAAACAGTATTTCTCAGCGAAGAAGGAATATTGAAGCAAAATAAAAATAGTATTTACGATAATAAAAGACGAGGTAAAATTTATTTACATCTCTTTCTTTGATTATTTGGTAATATATAGCATTTTTTTTATTTGGCTTATATATAAATACAATGGCAAATATTTTAGACGACGGTATGAAGAATTTCAAGAAATTTTTGAACAGTGTCTGTCTTCCAGCACAGATTTATCTTTTGTTTTCTCTTTTAAGTTATTTCGTGATTGTAATGCAAAATTTGATGGATCCCCGTTTCTTTAAATGTGGTCCCATTTCCTTGAGATGCCCGTTTAGTAAGATTTTCTTATTGGTGTTCCATCTTGTGTTCATCTTGGTATTTTCACACATCTTGAATCTCTTCTGCAAGGGAGGATATGGTTTAGTGTCCTGGATGATTGTGGTCTTTTTGATTTTATTCCCAATTGTGATGATGGTGGGAGGTTTAATGATGCTTCGTTAAATCAATCAATTAATGAAAATGAATTTATGATAATATCTAAATATATGATTTAGATATTAAATGAAAAAGATATAAGCTTATAATATATGAAAGCCTCGACGCCAAAGGTCAAAAATAAAAAAATAAAACCCGAATGGAGTATAATCGATACTTTTTTCAAAGACCACCCGAATTTTGCTTCCATGCATCACCTGAATTCTTACAATAAATTTTTCGATAATGGAATACAGCAAATTTTCCGTGAGAACAATCCCATTTATTTTTTCAAAGAAGAATTACCCGATAAGTCACACAGATATACTTGCGATATTTATATCGGCGGAAAAAACGGTGACAAAATATATTACGGCAAACCAATCATATACGATGAAAATAACCAGCATTATATGTATCCCAATGAAGCCAGGTTGAGAAATATGACTTATGGTGTCACCATACATTACGATGTCTTACTCGATATGAAATATCGGTGGCAAGACCGCAATGGCGACTATCATGAAAAAAAAGTAGAAAGCGAGATAAAACAAGTATATTTGGGTAAATTCCCAATTATGCTTCAATCAAATTTATGTATTCTTAAGGGTTTAGACCCTGAGGCGAGATTCCGTATGGGTGAATGTCGTAATGACCCGGGTGGATATTTTATCATACAAGGAAAAGAAAAAATAATCATGTCTCAGGAGAAATTCGCCGATAATACTTTCTATATTCGAGATAAATTTAACGATATTTATAGTCATTCGGCAGAAATCAGAACGGTGTCGGAAGACGTTTCCAAACCACAGCGTACTTTGTCTGTACGTATAAGGGCACCAAGCGAAACCATGGACAATGGACAAATTGTAGTAAATGTCCCAAATATTCGCATACCTGTACCTCTTTTTATTTTGATGCGTGCACTCGGCGTTGAAAGCGATAAAGATATTATTCGTTATTGCCTATTGGACCCTGATAAATATGACGATTTATTAGAATGTTTTAGACCTTCGATTTATGACGCGGGTGTGATTTATACGCAAGAAGAAGCACTGAAAATGTTGAAAACTTTTGTAAAGGGAAAGAGTATTTCAGATGTACTTTACATATTGCGAGACTATTTCTTACCGCAAATCGGCGAAATGAATTTCAAGAACAAAGCATTCTACTTGGGTTATATTGTCAAACGATTGCTTTTGGTTTATACCAAAAAAGAATCGGCCACCGATCGTGACAATTATAAATTCAAACGTATCGAAGATAGTGGCTCTCTAATCAGCGATTTGTTCAAGGAATACTACAAAATACAACTTAATAAAATATATTACAGTATAGATAGTAAACATTTTTACAAGTCAGTCAATCATTCGGTGGTTAATGAGACAAATGAGAAAGCTAGAGAAATGACTGAGAAAGATGGTATTGGTAGAAAAACGGTTTTTAAAGAATACCAAGGCGAAGATTTCTTTAATCTGATTGAACGACACAAAAATGAATTTTTTCAGGAACGTATCGTTGAAGAAGGATTCCGTAAGGGCTTTAAAGGAAATTGGGGGTCGTCTTCACATACTAAACGCATTGGTCTAGTACAAGACCTTAATCGTCTGTCTTTTTTCAGTTTTATGTCTCATCTTCGCAAAATCATTTTACCCATGGATAGTGGTCTTAAAATTGTCCAACCACGTTTATGTCACAGTACTCAATGGGGTATCATTTGCCCCGTTCACACACCAGACGGTGGTAATGTCGGATTTCACAAACACATGGCTTTATTTACTCATTTGTCGCCTCATTCGTCGCCCAAACCTATTAAAAATTTCCTCCTCAAAAACGAGGTTATTCCACTAGACTTGTATAATATTAGCGACTTGACATCAATGGAAAATATGACAAAAGTAATGCTGAATGGTGCGTGGTTTGGTCTCGTCGGGAAACCTTCGATACTTGTAGAAAAGTTCAAATTATTGAGACGAAACGGTTTAATTGAACCTTTCATTAGTATACAATGGAATATAGAATTAGGTGAAATCATCATTTATACGGACGGGGGAAGACCTTGTCACCCTGTATTACCCGTGGAAAAAGGAGTATTATCCATTGACGAGGATTATGGTAAAAGCATTATCAATAAAGCCGATAATAATGAGCTAACCTGGCATGAATGTATATATGGGACATGGATGCGTGATTTTATCAAACAAGGGGGAAACGTAGCAAATAAACGTAAAGAATATTTGAACAAAACGCTTGACATTGAAAAAATGGACGAATTGAAAAAAGGAAAAAGCATCGTTGAATTTCTCGATACACAAGAAGCCGAAAATATGATTTTGCCGCGTAGTGGTACTAGCCCCGAAAGTTATTTGGATAGTAAAGTAACACATAGGGAAATACACAATTCGGCTATTTTGGGAATCATGGCAAATCAGACTATTTTCCCCGAAAACAATCAATTTCCGCGTAATCTTTTTTCGTGTGGTCAAAGTAAACAAGCTGCTTCCATTTATAGCAGTAATTTCCATAACCGCATTGATACCGCGGGATTGGTTATTACTAATGGAGAAATACCCCTAGTGAAAAGTCGTTATTTAAAACATATCACCAAAGAGCAACATCCTTATGGTGAAAATGCCATCGTGGCAGTGATGTGCTATAGTGGTTACAATGTGGAAGATGCCCTTATTTTCAATGAATCCGCCGTAAAACGTGGTCTTTTTCACACTACATACTACAAGAATTATGAAACACATGAAGAAATCCAAACCATGGAAGGTAAGAATATTGTCACGCGTTTTAAAGGCATTGAAGGCAACGACGTGATTGGGTTAAAACCAAACCATGATTATTCCAAATTGGACCCAGAAATGGGATTAATCAAAGAAAATACCCCAGTTAATGATAAGAGTATTTTGATTGGTATGGTTACCAATGATTACGAAGATGCCAATATGTTGATTGACGCCTCGGTTAAGGCCAAAAAAGGTCTCGTTGGATTCGTTGATAAATCTTTTGTTACTGATGGCGAGATTGGTACTCGTATTGGGAAAGTACGTATTAGGGAAGAACGTATTCCCAGTATGGGCGATAAATTTTGTTCGAGAGCGGGGCAAAAAGGCACCATTGGTATTATTTTACCCGAAGCCGATATGCCTTTTACCGAAGAAGGTATTAGACCAGACTTGATTGTAAATCCACACGCATTCCCATCGCGTATGACTATTGGACACTTGGTAGAAACATTGGTGGCAAAAAATGCGGCGATTTATGGCGGTTTCGGAGATTGTACCGCCTTTGAAAGCATGGGCACGAAAGATAAAGAATTTGGTAAAATGCTTACTGACGTGGGTTATCATTCGACCGGAACCGAAATAATGTATAACGGTATGACTGGAGAACAATTGACGGCAGACATATATTTGGGACCGACCTATTATTTGCGACTCAAACATATGGTGAAAGATAAAATCAATTATCGTTCGAGAGGACCGAGAACTGTTCTAACACGACAAACCGTACAAGGAAGAGCAAACGATGGTGGATTGCGTATAGGAGAAATGGACCGCGATGTACTTGTTGGACACGGTTTATCTGATTTTTTGAATGAATCGATGATGGTACGCGGAGACGAATATGAAATGGCGATTTGCAATCAATCGGGTACATTAGCCATTTATAACGAAAACCGAAATTTATTTATAAGTCCAATGGCAGATGGTCCTATTAAATTTGAGGGAAATGATTTCGACAAATCATTGAATATAGTCAAGAAGACTAAATTTGGACGTGACTTTAGTATTGTCAAAGTTCCCTATGCTTTTAAATTGCTTTATCAGGAATTACAGGCATTGAATGTTCAAATGCGTATTATTACGGAAGATAATATCGACCAAATGACGTCTTTGGTGCAAAGTGACGAAGTTAATATGAGAGGAAATACGTTGGATATCAATCGTTTGTTACAGGACAAAATGGCTGAGATACGCGAAATTGAAAAGGAAAGTAAAGATGTATTTTATAGCGAAGAGAATGAAATGCTCGGAGACGTTGATAGTAAGAAAGAAAATTATTGGGTTAAACCGGAGGATAATGTGGGAAAAGATTCCTATTCTGTATTCCAGGCAAATACAACAGTTCCTAAGGTATTTCAACCCACGACACCTGAGCCAACGACACCTGAGCCAACGACACCAGACAGTGATGCATTTCAACAAATGAGTCCCGAAGGTACTCCACCCGATAGTACTACGCCAGACAGTGATGCATTTCAACAAATAAGTCCCGAAGGTACTCCACCCGATAGTACTACACCAGACAGTGATGCATTTCAACAAATAAGTCCCGAAGGTACTCCACCCGCCAAATTTCAACCAACAACACCCGAAGGTACTCCCCCTCCAAAATTTCAACCAACAACACCCGAAGGTACTCCCCCTCCAATAAATGAAAAAGAGAAAGAAAAAGTCGAAAGTCAGCAAAGACCCGATACCCCGGATTTTAGTGAAGATTCCGAAGAAGATGACTACTAATTCTTTAATTTTCGTTAAAACGAAAATGTAAAGAGGAGAGCCAACGAAGTTGGCATTTAAACTTTTTTGCCCGACGGTTTTAAATCTTAGGTCTTTGACCTAAGATTTAAAAGAGTCAGAAATCGAATTAAACTTTTTGGCATACCTGTCTTTTTATAAAAGGTTGTAAAATAATTTAAATAAAAGATATAGTGTCAAATATATACATATATTAAATGGCTCCTCTCAGCGTAAACCAACTCAACAAACTATTCAAATCTCGTCAAATTCTCATAGAAATATTGAAAATGCGAGGTTTTGCAACGGATAACTACTCTGATTTCTCTTTCCAAGAGTTTTCAGCACAATTCTCCAACGAACAATTAGATATGTTGGTAGAATCGGATGATTCTTCGGATGGTAAAGAAAAAACTAGCGAGACAGAAGAAACTACCAAAAAAGTATATGTAAAGTATCATTTAGAAGGAAAACTCACCAACAAAATAATATATGATACAGTCGAAGATTTGTTTGAAGCGGATGAAGTTTTAGACAAAAAAACCGATGAAATCATTATTGTATCTAATCAAAACCTCAATAAAACTATCATGGAAATTAAAGATACCTTATTCAACACACAAGGCGTTTTGATTAATATTTTGCACTATAATAGTCTGCAAACCAATATTCTCAATAATACATTGGTACCAAAACATACTGTATTGAGCGATGCAAAAAAACAAGAAGTAATGAAAAAGTATAACATACAACGTGATGACCAATTCCCTGAAATCGATCGTCACGAACCCGTCTCATGTATTTTAGGAATAAGACCCGGACAATTGGTTGAAATTGAGCGTAACTCTCCTACCGCTCTAACCTCACTTTATTACCGTATTTGTGTGTAAATTATAATTCTATTGATATATTAATGAGTAAGTGTAATACTTTAGATGAAATTAAAGTTTATTTGGGCAACCCTAAAGATGATCAAACCTGTGCTGATGACATAGTGGCTCAAATGAAAAGCGGAGATTTTTTAAATGACATGCGATTTCGTAATAAAAAACACTACGAGACTGAAAAGCGTAATGTGGATATTAAGATGGCTTTTTTATTGGGAGGTTCATTGGCACTCTTCATGATTAATTGGAAAATGTAATTCCTCGTTTATTTTTTGTGTTACGAAAATAAACGAAGTAAAAGAAAACCTAGGTTTATATTATATAGTAATGAGTACTCTAGGTGATTATATTCAAAAGTATGAAGATTGTAAGACTGAGTGGAAAACAGACGCCGCTGAAACCTGTAATCTATGGACTGGTACTGGGACGAATCCTGGCGATATGACTTACAATGTGTGGAAAGATGGTTATAAGGAACAACTCGGGGATTTAAGTGCAAGATATAATAAACTCAATAATAGCGATACTAAGGTTGGTGGAGTAGATGAACCCATAGACCTTAAATCAAAACGTATGGAGGCTGAAAGATATGAAAAAATGCTTCAAAATAAATTCGGTATTAGCGATGGATTATATGATAAAGGTTTAGCATGGGCTTCTCTTTTTGTGGGTTCGATGGCGGTAGCCTTTTATTTTTCATCTAAAAATTGATTGTAAATGAAATATTCATAGTTATTTTATACATATAATATAATTATGACCGAAGAAAATGCTAATGTTGTTGATGATACACAAAAAGAAATATTAAACAATTTGTTAAATGATAATCCAACGGTTAAAAGAATTTTAAAAGAAAAAGGATTATGTGCCAATGATAATTGTGATGTTAATCAAATAATTGAAAAAGCAAATGCCTTTACTAATACAGCTCAATTATGGACTCAAATTAATAATAATCTAAACCAACAAAGTGCTAATAACAATGAAGAAAATGCCTTTATAAAAGATATTCGAGACAGATATAATACGGTTATGGATGATATTAAAAATTTTCCAACCGTTAAAGAATCAGATAATAATAATAATTACGCTGATAGAACGGAAGAAGAAAAAAAGTTAAGAGAAATGAGCAGCGAGAGGATTCGTCTGAATAATTCTGAGAAAATAAGATTGATGGTGTGGGGAGTAGCTACGGTAGGTATATTTTTAATAACCTTCAATAAATTAAGAAAATAAAACCTTCCAATAATGTATAAGATGACATTTTCAGATGTATTGTCTAGTTTAAATAACCAAATAAATGCTTTAAGTTCAGACGAAGGGGGGAATATAGATGGTGTATTGGAAGAAATAAAAAGAGTAAATGACCACGTCAACGCTTTGGAGAATAATTATAATGAATTACAAGCAGCAAAGGATAAAATTTCAGGAGCAAATGATAACATTGGGACATATAATAATTTGGTAAGTGAAGAGGAAAGCAGATTAAACGATAAAATCAATAATTCCAAACGCATCATTCGCATGTCCAATTACGAATACGAAAGAAACAAAGAATTCAAGAATATGTTCAAAACAATGGCATACATTTCTTTAGCCATATTGTTGCTCATTTTTCTACAAAGAAGTTTTGGCTTTATGAAAATGCCAGGTAATTTCCTCATCATTGGTTTAGGCGTTTATTTAGTAATTTTTATTATTGAACGCACCATTTATAACTTCAATCGTTACAACATTAATTATTCCGAATTACACAAAGCACACACTGAGAATAAAAAATAGACGTAATATAATAGATATGGCAGGAAATAAAGAAATGAACAAATCCTATTTGGATTATAAAATGGCTGAGAAAAAAAAGAATGAAGCTTATACACAGTATACCATCGAATATTTGGAAAAATGGGTACCGCGCATGAAATGGCTAGAAAATATTTATTTGGCTCTATTGTTCGTGCTATTTTTGAAAAATGTGTATTACTATCGTAAGAACCGAAAAATTAGTGATAAACTAGTGATATTGTTTGTGTTGTTTGGATTTGCTTATTTCATGGCGGGCGTACATTTAAAATATTTCACATATTAAAAAATTATAATTTACATTCAAATTGAAAATATAGAGTTCAATTTGAATTTTTAAATTTCAAATTTCAAATATTCAAATATTCAAATTTCAAATATTTAGATTTTAGATAGGATTAGGGTCAGAAACTTCATTTTCCACTAGGGAAATACCAATCCAACCACGTTGCTTTTTATTCTCGGGATTCTTAACCAGTTCACAGTCAATTTGTTTCGAGAATGTATCATAAAACTTTGATCTGCCTTTGGGGTCATTCCCCCTAATACTTTTGTACCATGTAGTGTAAGCATTCCAGATGTCACGGTTGCTAATAAATTCATCGTTATTGGGGTCTTTGATGATTGAATCGTGGATAAACTCGTGTATCGGGTCCTGAGACATGCGGTATTTACGTTTGCGTTTTTCGATGACCGAGCAATTCTTAACCTTTCCGTCAGTCTCAAAAGCTTTTTTCACTAGAAGAGCCATAAAAACATCTACCCAGCGCTCGAAATTATTTTTAATGTTGAGGTCGATAGCGAATTGCCATTTCTCGTTTACTGGATCGGCAAACGGTTTTTTGTCTGAGAATTTACTCAAAAATGGCACGGGTTTAATTCTGCGCCAGGTACCATCATCCGTAGCCTTAATATCGAACATATCATTAGTACATACAACCAAACTAAATTGTGGTTTGAATGTGATTGTATTTTTATACAAATGTCTACCTTGTAAGGTATCACCACCAGTCAATTCTTTGAAAGGACCTGGATTCAATTCATCGCCGACCGAAGGCTCTTGCATTACCGCATAACGAATGCCTTTCAATGAAGCAATTTCGGGACTCGCCGCACCGAGACCTGTACGTTCTTTTGTTACTAGTGTGACAGGTACGGTACCTTTATATCCACCATCGTTTTGTCCACCCAATGCCAATTCCATAAGTTCAATAAGCTTGGATTTACCATTAGACCCTGAACCATTGTACATATTGAAAGTTTGATTAATATTTCCGCCAATTAAGACCGAAGCCAAATGCTCCCACATATAATCACATAGCTCTTCGATCGGGAAAAGTTGAGACATGAAGCCCTCTACTTCTTCGCGGATTTTACCATGTTTTTTTTCGTCGTAAGCGATATAAGGACGTCCCGTATTCATCGACAAATAGTCATCGTGTTTACCAGGACGGAATTCTTTGGTTTGAAAATCAATTACACCATTGCTGAAACCCATCAAATAAGGATTGTCATCCAATCTCTCGTAGAAATCCGGGTCATAGAATACTTCTTTGCACTCATTCATAATTTTATTCTTGTCGGTATTGGATGTCAACTTCTTGCTGGCACGTTTTACTGCTGCTTCTTCTTCTTTGATATTTTCCAGAGCAGCCTTTCTTTCTACTTCATCGGAAATATTTTTTGCGGCTTTTTTCTTTTGTTGTACTTTTTTCTGACGATTCAGATATAGAGGTCGCAAATTTTCGGATAATTTTTTACGTAATCCAATATCATTTTCTTGAGGTACCCAACGATGGTTTATGAATTCATACCATCCTCCTTTATCTCCTGCAAAGGCAAATTGCTCGCCATATATTTTCTGCAATAATTTGGCAAAGTTCCATTCGGCTCCATCCGATTCCAAAGTACAGTTCAAATAATATGAGATACTCTGATTACGGATTTCATTATACCGAGCAATATCCTGATTTTTCAACCAGAATATAATAGATGGAAAAGAAAGTCCTTCTTCGTCAATATTCATTTCTTCGTACCATATTCGTCTCATATTTTCAACAGCTCCTTCAAAATCATCGAAATCAAATTTTTCGCTTTGTGCTGAAAACTCTACCCACGTAGCAAACAACTTATTTGGGTCCGTATTTTTTAGAGCCCATCCAACACGTATCCAGGCTTCGTATGGATCATAATATTCGTTTGAAAGAGACATAGTATATTGATGAGCTTCGAACGTATTGAATTCCGTGATTTGCAAGGGTCCATCATAGACACCATTGCGCATTTTTCCAATCATTTCCTTTCGAATTCGTTTGACACTTTCCAAATCGGTCATTTCTTTAATTTTTTCGTTGTAATCATATGCGTTACTTACCATATTATTATCGCATTGTTGCCCTTGTTCCCCTTGTTCCCCTTGTACTTCCTGTCCACCTCCTCCTTTTGCCTTGCTCTTGACAATTTTCTTCTTCTTTTTTGCCTTTTCTTTATGACGGAATTCCATATACCGCGGTTTTAATTCTTCGTTCAACTCTAATTCCAAACCATTTGTGCTACGTGCACTCATATCTTTCAACATTTCAATATAACTATCACGATCCGAAGTATGATCTTTTATGTTTTCACCATCGCCGTCCCAGTCGAAATCACCTTGAATTCCATTGTATCGAATCTTATGATAATGTTGTAATTTATATGGTTGATTATCGGGCTTACGAGAGCCATAAATTTGCCACGGAGTACTTCCTCGGCTAATTGAAATATCGTATATATCGCTCGGTTCATTGGTATAATCAATGCCTTCGAAAATTTTTGGAATTTTAGGTATCATACGGTCTCTCAGCATACATTGCATTACATGGTCCATTTTGATTGTAAATACAAAGTGGATACCATCCTTTGTGTATTTATCCGTCCTATTAACGCGTTGTTTCATTGCAGTAAATACTTTGAATTCTTTACCATCCATGAAAGTGAACATGGTCTTTAATTCGTCAATGACCGCTTCAATAAATTTAATTAAATGTGTCTTTTGAATTCTTCTCTCCTTGACCGAAGAATCGAATTTGAAATCCATGTCAATGAGAAGTGGACCTGTTTTGCCACTACCTATTTGATGTTGTCGCTCGGTCAAATATTCGACCTCTCGATTCGCAAATACAGTATCATAGTAATGTCCCCAGAAGATATCCATTTCATCCTCTGGTATTGTATATGAACCTGCTCCTTTTCTTTTTCCATTGATAATGCGAGGTATTTTGGTATGAGTGCCCTCAACGCCTTTTGTTGTACCATAATGTTGAGACAAGAAGTCTGTTAGGCCACGGTATTTTCCACTCATCCTTTTTTAGATTATTATGGAGATTTTTTTTTATTTCGATTTCCCTGAAATATTTAAGAGTCTTGAGATATAAAGATTGTTATACGTCTCAATTTATTTAAATAATTTTTTTCTATTAAAGACATTTTTCGATTTCTAAAATATGAATGACGATAAGACTTCAAAAAAAAATCCCAATGGTGTCGCCAAAAAAATATATCAAAACCGAAAGGTATTTGTAGTAACAAAGGAGACACAAAAGAGAATAGCCAAAGACGTAGCACAAATATATAAGAATCCGCTCACGGAACAGGGTATTTATTACATACACGATGATCTGAAATTATTGGAAGGTTATGCCATGGTCATTGGTCCCAAAGATACGCCTTACGAAGACGGTTTTTATTTCTTCCATTTTAAATTCCCTCATGATTATCCCTTCTCTCCACCGAAGGTTGAATTTATGACACATGATGGGCGTAATAAGACACGTTTTAATCCTAATTTGTATGTAAATGGTAAGGTATGTCTTTCGGTGCTTAATACGTGGCGAGGAGATGGGTGGACCTCGTGTCAAACCATTTCAACTGTATTGCTGACACTGGTATCGATTTTAAATGAAAAACCATTGCTGAATGAACCTGGGATTAAAGAAGGTCATCGGGAGATAGTAAAATATAACAAAATAATTCGTTATCGTAATTATGAGGTAGCCATTCTCAAGTATTTGGATGAGAACAATATCCCTTTGAATTTCCACAATTTTAAGCCTGTAATTCGAAGGCATTTTGAGAAAAAACGCACACATATAATCGACACTTTGAAGAAATTATCAAAGTTGAAAGTGAAAACTGTAAGATGTGAATTTTTTAGGATGAAATGCGATATTGATTATAATGTATTATTGGAATCTTTTGAAAAATTTGATTTTGAGCGTTCCAAAATCGAAAATAAAAATGAATAAAACAAGGACAATTAAAAAGATTATCGTATAATAGTATATTATAATCCATTATAATGAAATTCTGTTCCAAATGTGACAATATGCTTTATTTAGATATAAACGAAAGTGATCCGAATTTATTGGTCCATTTTTGTCGAAAATGTGGGACCAAAGAAGACATCAAAAAGGGAAATACCAAAGATTATTGTATTTACAAATCACACGTCCAACAAAGCACCAAGTTTGAAAATTTTGTAAATAAATATACCAAATATGACCCTACTTTACCAACTATAAAAAATATGAAATGTCCCAATGTCAATTGTAAAAGTAACGCCAGTCAATCCGACAACGATGACAATATCCTATATATTCGCTATGATGATGAAAATATGAAATATTTGTATATTTGTAAGACATGCGACCATACATGGTCTACCTCTTCGTAATCTCGATTCGGAGAATAGAGATTTATGAAGAGATAAAATTGAACTTTTTTGTCCTATCTTTTCTTAAAAGATAGACAATTTAAATTTTTTTTGCCCCGAACCGAAGGTTAGGTTGCTTCGCCGACCGACGGTTGAACTTTTGGTAAAAGTTCATTCAAAACAATTAAACTTTTTTTGCTCTATCTTTTTTCTAAAAAGATAGAGAAATCGAAATATATTTATTATTCTTTTATTTTTTATTAAAAAAAATAAACCATAGTATATAATGAGTTTGTTAGAAAAAGCCGGTGAAGCCTTTGATAAAGCAGGAGATACTGTCTCTAATGCTGCAAAAAACCCTACCAAAACTGTATCTGATTTAGCATCGACGGTGGGAAATTTGGCTTTGGATGCAGCCGAAAAATCCCCTGGGGAAATTTTAGCAGATACTGGAGATAATATAAAAAAAGTGACTGTCAATGCAGGAGATATGTTAGGTGATGCGGTAAATGATGCCACCAAAGCTATGGGTAAAATAGGAAAAGAAGCACAAAAGCTTACCGAGGCACCCAAAGATAGCGAAGAACTTGAAGATTTCCCCGAAGGTGTAATGGAAAGTAAAGAAGCCGATGAAGAAGTAGAAGAAGGAGCCGATGAAGTAGGAGAAGCCGATGAAGGAGCAGAAGATACGGAAGGAGAAGAGACAGGAGAAGAAGAAGCCGATGAAGAAGTGGATGAAGAAGGAGAAGAAGCAGATGAAGAAGAAGCCGATGAAGAAGAAGCAGAAGCCGATGAAGAAGAAGCCGATGAAGAAGAAGCCGATGATGAAGACGATGACGAAGAAGAGGACGATGACGAAGAAGAGGACGATGACGATGACGATGACGAAGACGATGATGAAGAATACGACGAAAACGAAATGAGAAAGTTGTCAGATTATGAATACAAAGATATTCTTCTCGAATCACACAAAAATTTACAAGTACCAAATTATAAAGAAATTTCGGCTTTATGTAATTTAATCAAAGACAAGAACGGTGTCATTCGAGACGATTTCCATAAAACCATGCCCATACTTACAAAATACGAAATATCAAAAGTTTTAGGAGCGAGAACTACACAATTGAATAGTGGTGCGTTTCCATATATAGAAGTTGACGATGAACAAATAAGTGGTTATCAAATTGCCATAGAAGAATTGAGACAAAAAAAAATTCCCTTTATTATTCGAAGACCATTGCCCAGTGGAGAAAGTGAATATTGGCGTCTCTCTGATTTAGATGTTGGCGTACATTTATAATTCTTTGAATAAAATTTCCACATTGTAAAAGTATAATTTTGGTAAAATTATTATACTTTTTTAATATATAATGTCCAATAATTCAAACAATAATTACTTATGTCAACATACTAATCGCGACGAAATTATTAGTAAACTACAAAATAAGGAAAGTTGGAGAGAAAGTACTGGATGTACTCCAAATAGACGTAATTTAATTGGTGCATCGAATGCCAATCCAATGTCACAAGTTGAAATAGCGCGTTATTTAGCGAATAACCGCATAAAACGTTAATTTATCTTTGTCAACGGTATTCACCATCGTCCCCAATTTCCCCGGACTCTCTGTGAAAATCTTCTATTTTCTGACAATGTATTCCCAGCTAATACATTGTTTCGCGGTAACAAAATAGTTGGACACCTCGTTATTTGTACGGGTGGACAAAATCTAACAATATAGCTTTTAGAAAATGCTGTTTTATTGGTATTGTAATAAGCACGTAAAACATATTCGTAATATTTTTCGGGTAAAATGGAGGGATCGGGGTCAATAAAATGACCCTCGTTCCAATTCAATAAATTTTCAGTTGAAAAATTACCTCCAAAATCAAAGCGAATATCTAATGTAGGTGTAAGAACATATCGTTTGACTAAACCTGTTGACCTTAATTGTGTTTCACCATTACTACTATAATCTTTGCCACCCAAGGAAATATTTGTAACATCAATATTATCTCTTCTCCATACTTCAATTTTATCAAGTCCCGAATAAGTCAAATATCTATTTCCAGTTTCCCAGTATATTTTTGGACCGTATGTTTGTTCATTTTCACCCGCTATACCAGGAATTCTTATTGTAATTATTGATGTTATAGCCGGGGAATTGAGATTTAAATCCATCGTGTCAAAAAGTAGATAAGCCGAATTATTTAAATTACTAATGACTCCCTCGTATGAATCAACGTTGTAAATTGCATTCATCGAAGCATCCAAAGGTTTTGATAATTCAATACCTTCGGCATCGGCAATGATATATTTTTTTAATTTTATGTTGGTTAGGTTAGGAATACCCTTGAATTTTGCACTATACAAATAACTCTCGGTATTTGCTGATATATTTCCCGCGCTTATCTGATTTGAATTATCCAAAGGGAAAATAGTAACTGCTTTTTGTTCTCCAGTAAACAATCTCATATTGAAATTATTTTCAGAAACATCGATATTGCTTACATCCATTTCTGTATCCGAACCTTCAAACTCTATTTGTGTAGCAATGAAATTTTTATTGGTATTATTTACGTAGTAAACTGCAAACATTTCTGGTTCGGTAATGCTTAGTTTTGCCCTCAATAAATAATCGGAAGGTGGGATTAGAGTTCCGTTTGAACTGACTAGTTTAATTTTTGAATAAATGAATTCCAGATCATCCAAAAAGGCTTCACCTGCTTCAAAAACAAATAAATCTTTTAAAGTGTTGCTCTGGGGTATAGAATGTAAGCCACTCGATTCGAAGCCTATAAATCTTTGCTCAGTTCCCCCTCCCGTTGAAGTGTTAACTATTCTGTAATTATTTCGCTCAACTTGACTCTGATTGTGATGATATTGGCGAATGTTGGACATATCATAAATACCATTCGAAGCGATGGTATGCGCTGTTTTTAATGTTATATCAAATGCTTGGATTACTTTAGAAGATTTATATTGTATTTTTATTTGACATGACATTATAGTATATTGATATACCAAAATAAAAAATAATTTTATTTTAGTATTTTGAATTATTGTTTCCAATTATTGTTTCCAATTATTACCACATTCTAAACACTGTATGAAAGTCGTCATAGGCTCATCAGCACTGCGAGTTTGCAATTGATAATAGGTGCAATTACGTTTCTTACATTTAAAGCATTTGAATTCAGATGAAGCAGAGGAAAAGTCAAAGTTTTCGAAGTTTTTCATTTGTTTTATTTTCTTCTCGATCATTTTGCGCCATTTTTCAGGAAACAATTCTTGATGAGACATGTGTCCTACTTTAATTGCGAAACGAGTATTTTCTTTGGTTATTTTTTCCAATAAATAATTATTACCAATGTAATTTTTGGGATTCAAATTAAGATAAATGGTGCGGAGTTGATTCATATAAATTTTGATAAACCTTGGATTTTCCCATTTTTTCAATACATTTTTCTCCGTAGCCTTTTTAATTGAATAATTATAAATACTGATTTCTAAATTCTTTGATTTTTTGGGATTTTTGATGAATTTATCCAATAATATAATATTGTTTTTGCGAAATTCTACTGGGTCAGTTATCTTCATTTGTTTTTTGTTAATGTTTTAATGTTTTTATGTATTTATGTCTTATTTGTATTATTATTATTAATAATAATTATTTATGTTATTATTAATATTGTTTTATTTTTATTTCGATTTTATTTCCTCGTAGTATTTAATCGGCAATTTTCTCATTTTTCGGCTTTTCATCAACTACTTTATTGTTTTCTCCCGCCTGTTCTTCATCTTTATCTTTTACGTTTGAACTGCCTTCGCCATCACCTTCATCACCTTCATCTTCTTCTTCATCTTCTTCTTCTCCTTCGTCTTCATCTTCTCCGTTTTCGGACAATTCGTAATCTTCTTCTTTCAATTCATCACTATCGGGAACATAATCACTATCCGCTTCTTCATCATAATCTGATGCGACAGAATCTTCATCCTCATCTTCATCCTCATCATCATCCTCATCATCCTCATCATCCTCATCATCCTCCTCATCACTATCTACTACAAAACCATCCTTAAAATAACCGTCCTTAGTCAAATCTTCATCATCCATATCTTCATCGTCTTCATCAAACTCACTATCGTCATCTAAATCTTCAAACCCACCTAATAATTTTTCATACAATTGTTTCCAATTTTTCTCCGTGAAATTTGACATATTTTCTTCCGAAATTTCATCACCATCGATACAAATTAAAGCCATTCCTCCGAAAAAAATATGTGTGTCTACAGGAGGCGGAAGTTCATATTTGTTCTCTTGTCCTGCGCGCCCATCATTTGCAGCATACAATATAATGTGTTTACCGTTCCAGCCCCAAGTGGACCTAGCGTCAAAACAATTGTTATTTTTTAAGCCACACTTTTTGTATAAATTTGAAAGAACAAAAGATTTGGTGGTGTTAACCGTTTTGATTTTACCTGATTTCGAAATAACTAGAAATTTAACCATTTTGGATAATAGATTAAAAATAGTTTTATATTGTTTTATTGACAATCATTTATTGAAATATTTTATTTAGATATATCCTAATTTATATAATGACTCAGTAGATTTACAATATTATTCATATAATTAACATAAATAAATATTGAAACAATCTAAAGCAATTTCCAACAAATATATTATAACAAACCATTTTCGATATGAAATATCAAATTAGAGGAATAAATATTAGTCATAATACACATGATATATTTATAAAAAAGTATATGGAGTGGTATAATACATGTCGGCATTTAAAGGGTATGACGGGTCCATTATTTAGTAAATCAACCAGGAAAAAACAAGTGACAGAGATATTGAAATTAATAACTATTGATGCTGTATATAAATATGATACGGAGAAGGGAAATTTATTGAAATATTCGGTGGATTTTGAGAGAATTAAGGGATGTTCGACGAATTATAATTTTTGTAATCAAAAAAATGATGATATTGTTTTAAATGATAATTTTTCTCTATTCCATTCCAATTTTTATAATGAAAAATACGAAGAAGTTGTAAGTCATATACCCATAAATCATAAAAAAATAAAAGTTCGTCAAGAAAAATTCTTTGATGTCCTTGTACCGAAAATAAATATTATTTTTGAATTTGAAAATAATAATCTGAAAAATGTTGAAATTGAAACCAAAGAAGACATCAATAATGAACTTATGAAAGAGGATTTATTGAGAATCATAAGTCTTTTATCTTAAGTTCTTCGTTTTTTCTCATATTTTTTGTTGTATTAAGTATACAATATAAAATATTATGTTTTTATGGACATTGCAACATATTGTTTTGTCAATATTATTGATTTGGATAGTACACAAAACATATAATTATTTTAAATCACAATTGACTGTTCCCAAAGTAAAAGATTTAGTAAATAAACCTATGACCGAATATAACAACATGTATCGTTCAATGGAAATGGAAGTAAATGATTATAGTAACGAAGCGGATAAAAATATTTCACTACAAGAGCAAATGAGCCAAAAAAAGGAAATGAAAAATAAATTAAAGGAATTTTTGGCCAATGTTACAGATAGACCAGAATTCTCCATATCTAATTTTAGCTCCGGAAATACAAATATACCAAATGCTGATTTTTTGTTGTAATTCGTTAATTTTCGTTACACGAAAATATAACGAGAAGAGCTAGCTACGCCGACCGAAATTTAAACCTTTTTTGCTCTATCTTGAACTTTTACCAAAAGTTCATTCAAAACAATTTAAATTTTTTGGTACGCCTGCCTTTTTTTTCGTTAATTTTCGTTACACGAAAATATAACGAGAAGAGCTAGCTACGCCGACCGAAATTTAAACCTTTTGCCCGACGGTTTTGAATCTTAGGTCAAAGACCTAAGATTTAAAAGAGTCAGAAATCGAAATTTAAAAACATCTCTATAAGTATTATTATATATCTTGAAATTGTATGCCGTCCAATCGAAATCAACACATTCGCCGAAATAATAATAGGCGCAACCATAACAATGGGAGCTACCAGAACAATCGCCGAAATCAGAACAATAATAGATATCACAAATCAGAAGGAGATGAAATTCTGAAAAATTTTCCAAATGTCGAACTGTCTTATGAAAGAATAGCGCATAAAATAGTTCAAAATTCAACAACCGTGTTTTTATCTATACCTTACGGTCAAAAATATTTTGCATGGTTCAATAACTTCTCTGGAACACCCAAATGTATTTTCATGGAAATTGATCGGAGAAATCAACAATTGAGTAATTTTTCGACGATTCGCTGTGCTTTTGACGAGTCTCTCTGTCAAGGACGAGGGACAATTGTATACGGAACTCGCTTTTCAGTAAAAAAAAACAACATAACAACCAAATTCTTTAATACCGAAGATATTCACTATTTCAAAGGTAAATATGTGGGAAATAAAAATCCCTTTCAAAAATTCAAACTTTTTGCGAAGCTTTTTGACGAAGAGTGTGGTTATATCGAACAAGTCACTTATTTGGGAAACGAAATCGTGTTTGGTCTCCCCATTATTGCCGAATCAGCCGACGATATCATCCGGCAAACACCCTATCTACCTTACCAACTATACTCTTTGCAAAGTCGCGAACTTTATAATAATAAGCAAACATATTACAATCACAAAATAGAAAAATTCAAATGTCCCGAGAGAGAGGGTGTGGAGGCGGTATTTGAGGTGAGTGCCGACGTGATGGAGGACGTATATTATTTACATACGCTGGATGCCGAGAATTTCCGAGTGGCGAGTATTCAAAGCTATAAACAGAGTGTGATGATGAACAAACTGTTTCGTTGTATTAGGGAGAATGATAATCTGGACTATTTGGAAGAAAGCGACGACGAAGATATGTATCAAAATTGCGATTTGGATAAATTTCTCAATAAAAAAAGACGTAAAATGCTTTGTCGATACCATAAGAAATTTAAAAAATGGATTCCTCTGAGGGAAATTTTGGATGATGAGCGCGATAAAGCATATTTAAGAGTCTCGAAAAGCGACATTATTGAATCTTTGGAATATTAATGTATTGTTGTTTAATGTTTTGTTGTTTAATGTTTTGCCCTTAATCTTTTATTGTTATTTTAGTTTTTTTTGTTTTATTTGTATTATATTTTTTTTCATTCAAAGAATTCTGGTATTCTTCTAATTCTCTCACTTCTGTAGTCAAATCGATGCTGGCAAGAAAGGATTTCGCACTATTTGTACCTTTCCATTGGTCGCCGAATGCATAGTCACCACAGTGCGGATTTTTCTTTTCATTGTAAAATTTCGTCATATTGCCTTTGTCGTCACACAATAACAGCCAATTGTTTTTCGCCAGTGTAATATTGTCTGTATATAATACTTCGCCAGACGTACAATCTAGAGAGCGACCATATTTTTTCATAAATATTTTATTGTTACAGGATATAATGCGGTATTTGGATTTTCGGAAGAAAGCCTTACGCTTTGACCATTGACGTAAGAATAAACCATGTTGGTCCACGATGTCTACTACTATTGCCTTTTCGTGTTTTTGCCGCAATATTCTACCAACACTTTGTTCGACACTCGTTTTCGGCGTAGCCATAATTAGCGTAGCCAAACTCTTTATATCCAGGGCTTCTTCCGCCATGGCATACGTAGCAATAACGATTTCCTTGCTTTCCGTTTCTTTTAGAGCCTTTTCTTTCATGCCACCGACATAATAACCCACGGTCCCAATCTCACGGTCTTTTACCGCATCGTGAATATATTTTAATACACTCTTGTTATGAGCGAGAACCATGATTTGTTGTTTGCTCTCGGCACGTAATTGTTGTAATACTTTTAGAATGAATTCGGTGCGATGATTCCATTCGCAGATTTTTTTAATCATTTTACTGTATTGTACTTGGTGTCGGTAGTTATATTCAGTCTGGGAGAATTCTGGGTCTTGATTTTGATAAAAGATGGCACGTACTTCAACCTGGTCGTCGCCTTCACGCTTTTTCGAATATACTATCTCGCCCAAAAACATTTTAAATACATGCGTTAAACGGTCTTTACGATTCATTGTTGCAGATAAACCCAGCGAATAAGGTGTTACGATTTTGAATAGAGAACGACCAAATACTTCGGCTCCAATATGGTGCACCTCGTCTACAATAGTGAGTCCAAATTGTTCGAAAAGAGACAGAGGATAGTCTTTCATTGAGAGAGATTGTAGCATTCCTATGACTATGTCTTTGCCCTCGGCGTCGATTATTTTACCTTGTATTCTTCCTACTTTAGCATCGGGTATAAATTGTTCGATGCGTTCTTCCCATTGCTTTAGCAAGAATTCCTTGTGGACGATAATTAGTGTTTTTTTACGCAATTGGGTAATTACCCAAAGACCCATTACGGTTTTTCCTGCACCACAATGAATTTCTAATAATCCCGCTCCTTGTTTTTTAGCGTGTGAAATATATTTGTTTACGATGGGCTTTTGGAAAGGACGTAAGTCACCGGCGAATTTAATCGTGATGTCTTCTCCCTTACTTAAGTAATTGGCATCGGGATCACCGAAATTTTCAATACCGTAAAACCGTGGAACAAATATTTTCTCATCAGTTTCTCGAAAGATTGGGAAAGGTTCCACTTCTTGAGCACCCATTGAACCTTGTGCTTTGAATGGTGCCACGGTCAATTCTTTTTTGATTTTTTTCAGTTCTTTTTGGTCGATACATTCTTTGAAAATTGTATAACCTTTAGGACCTAAGTAAGTGGCAACGTCTTCGCCGGTATTTTTTACACCATCGTCTTGATTTAGAGAAATCTGGTTTTTTGGCATCCTTGAACTTTCTATCTTTCTATCTTTTAGAAAAAGATAGGACAAAAGGTTTAAATTGTTTTGAATGAACTTTTTTCAAAAGTTCAAGATAGAGCAAAAGATTTAAATAGTTTTGAATGAACTTTCTATCTTTTGGAAAAAGATAGAGCAAAAGATTAAATTTCGATTCAGAAAAAGGTTTAAATTTTGATTCAGAAAAAATTAAATGCCAACTTGATGTCTTGCTCCTTGTTGTGTTCTCATCGATTCTAAGAATCGATAATCACGACAAAAAATTAAACTTTACATACTATATATGTTGCGTAAATTCGAAAAAATGATGAACGACACCAACGATTATGTTATCCTCGCCATTCTCTTGGTTTTCATCTTATTTGATGTTCAAGTACCATACGTTTTAGCACAATTGGTTAACCACTTTTTAGGAAAACTTTTCGTCGTATTACTTGTCATTGCGATGATATACATTAACCCCATTGTCGGTATTGTTGCTGCCGTGGCCGCCCACGAACTCTTTCACCGCAGTAAGTTGTCTACTGAGTTAGATGCCAAAGATCGTTATTTACATTCCGAAGAAAAGAAAGCCGAAAATGTAAGTAGAATGAATGTAGGTCCCAAAGATAATTTAGAACTCGAGATGGTTGAGAAAATGAAAAGAACGCGCCGTGTTCCCTTAAGAACACCAGACTACTTACCCATGGAATCCAAAGTTCATAATGCTTCTACTCTTTAAATGACTTAATGTTTAAACACAAAAAATAAATATGACACGTATCATATTTATTTTTTGACTTATTGATTTTTTGACTATAACTCTTCATTACTATTTGACTGTTTTTTCAACTTATTAATTGCTTCGTTTATGATATTTGAAAATTTATCGCCAAATTTCTTCCCTCCAGCTCCAAGGGCAACTACTATGAGAATCATTAAAATACCAAAAGCAATTGCCAAAATATAGGGTAAATATTTATACCAATCTATACCTGTATATTCCAGTTCTGGTTCAGAGGTTGATACGGAAGTACCACTATCATCACCTTCGTCATGTATAGTACATTCAGTATAATATGTGCCTCCCGCATAATATTTAAGGTTTTTATAGTGGAAACTATGTGTCACACTGGCAGTATCTACAAAGAGGTGATTGATTGTCAGATCTGTTTCAAACAAATCTGTTTTGATAGGTTCTTCGAACAAAATAACTTTACTTTGTGATGTCGTTCCCGGCATGCCAATATCCATAAAAAAAGCATTTTGATAATTTTCATTAATTAACTTAGAAAGGTCTATATCTGCGAGTTGTTTGTTATTAACATCATTATTATTTAATTTTTCAAATTCTTTATCGCTATTTGTATTGTTTTCGGAAAGATTTTGTACATCTGGGTCTACAAAGAATATAATAAACATTTTATCATCAGTAGAATCAGTAGAATCCATTTGAATTACCAATTCATGCGAATATGTCGTCGGTGCATTTTCAAATATTTTATTATTACTCAAATATACATTTTTAATATTATAACTTTTGTTAAGGTCATCGGGATGTGAATATGTTTTATCCAAATTAGTATCAGTATTTGCACCAATTATAATTTTACCAGCATTTCCATCCAAATCAACTGTATTTATTTGACTATTTTCGGTATTTCCATTTTTTACGTTATATGCCAATCTTTTTAATTCCTCATAATCTATCTTACCCATATCTATATATTAAAAAATATAAAATATTTTGTAGTATTATCGCATCATCTATATTTACATATACATTCCAAATGGAACCGAACTTTGGTCTTTTGCTGTTACTAATTTACTAATAACTTCCTTTTTCACAGTATATGGAAAAGACACTTTCAATGTCTTAGACTTCTCGAATAAAGTACTGTCTGGTTTCATAAGACGGTATAAATTCAATTTGGTATAAATGATTTCTAGACACCGTTTCATATTTCTCACACCTTTTTCTTGATTGGTCACATGCTCAATGATATGTTCTAAAGTTTCGTCAGGAATAATGACGTCGCCCTTCTCGAATTTCACATTTTTCTCAATAACAGGTATCAAATAGTTTTTCGCAATGGTGAGTTTTTCCTTTTTATCGTATCCTTTGGTCGTAATGCGGTACATTCGGTCCCTCAGAATAGAATTCACTTTTTGTTCGTCATTGTAACTAAATATAAACAAAGCTTTACTGAGGTCGAAATCAATGTTTGCAAAATATTTATCGTGAAATTGAGTATTTTGCGTGGTGTCCGTCAAATGTGTGAGAATACCAATGATTTCTTCGCCCTTTGCTGTACTAGATACCTTATCCAGTTCGTCAAAATATATCACGGGATTCATACACTTACTTTTAAGTACAATATCAATTATTTGTCCCCATACACTGCCTTCGTAGGTGTAAGAATGTCCCTCTAAAAAGGACGAATCCGTTGCTCCGCCGAGCGCGATGAAAGCGAATGGTCTCTTTAAAATTTTACTGATTCCCTCTTTTACAAGAGTGGTTTTACCCGTTCCCATTGGTCCATGTATAGCGATGGCTGACCCAACAGACTCGGGATTCGCAATCCATTGTCCCATCATTTGCATAATTTGCATTTTGGCATCGTTTAAACCATAAACACAATTATCCAAAGTATTTTTTGCATTTTCCATGAAATCCTGACATTTCTCAATACCATCGCCCATGGTAACAGGTAAACTCGCCGTTATTCCAAATGGAATTTGCATGAAAGTATCAACCCACTGTTTAATTTTGTAATACTCTCCGCTACCTGGGTCCATAAAATTGAGCATGTTAATTTTTTTTATTGCGTCATGTTTGTATTTGGGATCAATGTTATTTTCGAGCAAAGAAATACGATATGGCTTATTCGTCAGACCGACGCGGTTAACACGCTTTAGTTCTTTAATAATGTGTCGCTGTTTCTCAATGGGTAATTTCTTGTAATATTTAATATCATTCATAGTGTTTTTCTCTCGAACAAGGCGCCGATACTCAATCATATTTTCTTCTTTTTCTTCCTTGATTTCTTTTCTTTTATTTTTTTGAATGATTTTTTCTTTGGCTCGACACATTTTTTGAAATTCATTCATCATGAACTTATTACCCTTTTTTCTTTTTGTACTCATAAGTTTATCCATCTCCATAAGCATTTCTGTCAGGTTATCGTCATCTTCGCAATCTTTTTTTCGCTTAACAAGTTTAATATATCTCGGCTTAACATCTCGCACTAAATCATACTCTTTTTCATTTTTATCTGGATTCAGTCTGATATCATACTTGTATTGAATTTTTTTATCTTTTTTCTCGCCATCAACATCATCGTTTAAACATAGCACACCATTTTCATCCGCACAGACTTCTTTAACACGGTGAATTTTTCCTTTATATTCTTTTTTCCAGTGTTTCAGTTTAACAATGATATGATCTCCTTTTCCAAAGACAATGTGTTTATTTTTTTTACCATTGTCTTTTCTTTTTTCTTTTCCATTTTTTAAGGACTCTTCATCGGAATCATCGCTTTCCGATTCGCTCTCGCTCTCGCTTTCGCTTTCTTCTTCGGCTTGCATACTAAACATTGAATTTCGCGAGGAATGTCCTCCTCCCAAAATTTCACTCAATGGATTAAAACCATCGATTGAGAATACAACATCGAAATTTTTACCCCCACCCGGTGCTTTAATACGATTAAACATATTGTGCATTCTTTTATCCATTTTTTCTTCTTCATCATCTTCTTCTTCGTCAGATTCTTCTTCTTCGTCAGATTCTTCTTCCTCGGCGGATTCTTCTTCCTCGGCGGATTCTTCTTCCTCGACGGATTCTTCTTCTTCGACGGATTCTTCGGATAAATCAGAATTTTCAGATTCCTCATCTTCATCATATTTTTCTTCATATTTCTTTTTTTTCCGATTTGAAGATTTTTTGTTGGATTTTCGGGATTTGGATTTTTTTGACAATTTTTTCCGATTTTCAACATTTCTCTGAGATTTCATTTTTTTCTGAAAATTTTGCTGCGCTGAGGATTTTTTGACAATTCTTTCATTTTTTTCCTCTTTTAGAAATTTTTTCACAAAATCGTCGATATATCGATCATCATCGATTTTCTCCTTCTTTCGGTGATTTTTATCTTTTCGCTGAGATTCAACGGATTTTTTCTTAATGACGATTTTTTTGCTTTTCGGAGAATAATTATCATATCCGGGAAGTTCACTCACCAATTTCTTTTTGCCATCTTTACTTTTTGATTTTTTCCCTTTCTTTATCATTTTATTTTCTTTTCGCTGTTTTTTTAATCGTTCTATTTTTCGTTTTTGAAGCATATCTCCTATTTTACTAAGCTGTTTTTGTTTCTCTTTTTCGCTCTTACGAGGGAATATATTTTGAATAAGTGTTTGAAAATTCTCTGCCGTGATGTCTTTGATTTCGTTATCGCTTATTTCGAGGTCACTACTGTTAATTTCATCGCTTATAGTTTCACTACTATAATCTTCAGGACGCCATTCGCTATCGGAGTTGTCAGAAGCTATAGAATATTTCCTTTGGTGCTTTGTTTTCTCCCCCTTTTTTTTCTTATTACACTTTCTTCCGCTATTTTCATTTACCATGGCGGAATTATCTTTAGTTTTGGCGCGTAAATTATATTTGTTGTTTTTAGGAGATTCTTTTTCATCCATAGTCTTATTATCAGTGGCTTTTTTATGTTTAAATGTTTTTACAATATCAATATACACTTTTAATATTCAAAAAATCAAATATTTTTAAATCGATTTAAAAACAAGATAATAAATATTTTAATAAACAAAAATAATCTAAAAATTATCCTCTTAATATAAAGAGCGATGAATACAGAAAAATGCGCCAAAATCATCGGTATTCAATTTAGTGTTTTATCACCCCAAGAGATACGTAATGGTTCAGTCGCTGAAATAAAAAAACGTGATACTTACGTAAATAATAAACCCAAAATAGGCGGTTTATTTGATCCACGTATGGGCGTGATAGAATCAGGTATCGTTTGTCCGACAGATGGGAAAAATTACATTGACTCACCTGGTTATTTCGGTCACATTGAATTAGCAAAACCCGTATATTACATTCAATATATAAATCAAATCATAAAAATATTGCGTTGTGTGTGTTTTAAATGTAGTAAATTGCTCATAAACAAAGAAATGAATTCACACGTATTGTCTTTACAAGATAAGAAAAAACGGTGGGAATATGTCTTCGGTAGAGCAAGCAAAATAAAAAGATGCGGTGAAGACAATGAATGTGGTTGCGGTACAAAACAACCCATAAAAATAAGCAAAGAGGGAATGTCTACGTTGTTTGCGGAGTGGGAAGTAACACCGCAAATGCAAGGTATGAATTTAGGTGAAAACCAAGAAATAAAGGGGAAGAGGGTTATAATGAAGTTAACACCCGAAAAAGTTCATACTATATTTCGAAGAATTTCCAACGAAGATGTGGATTTCATGGGCTTTAGTTCGCGGTGGGCAAGACCAGACTGGATGATTTGTCAGGTACTCGCGGTACCTCCTCCAGCAGTGAGACCTTCAGTCAAACATACTTCCCAACAGAGAAGCGAAGATGATTTGTCACACATTTTGGTTAATATAATTAAGACAAACAATACCCTGAAAAAGAAAATGGAAGAAAATGCCCCCTCACATGTAATTGAAGATTGGCGTTCGGTGCTTCAATATTACTGTGCCACTATGATTGATAATAATTTACCAGGAACTGCTCCAGTGGCACAGCGTTCGGGTCGTCCTTTGAAATCTGTAAAACAGAGATTGAAGGGTAAGCCTGGGAGAGTTCGCGGTAATTTAATGGGGAAACGTGTGGATTTTAGTGGACGTTCAGTTATTTCTCCCGACGCAAAACTAAACATCGGGCAACTAGGTGTACCAATGAAAATTGTAAAAAACATTACCAAACCCGTGACAGTGAATTATCGTAATATCGGGTTTTTGACGGAATTGATGAGAAATGGTCCCGATGTTTGGCCGGGAGCCAAAGTATTGGAGAGAGCAGACGGCACGGAAATATCTCTCCAATATGCAGACCGCGAGACTTTAGTATTGAAAAATGGAGATCGTTTACATCGTCATTTGATGGATGGAGATACGGTATTATTCAATAGGCAGCCGTCTTTGCATCGTATGAGTATGATGGGACACGAAGTAAAAGTGATGAAAAAGGGAAATACGTTTCGTTTTAATGTTGCAGACACAAAACCTTACAATGCCGATTTCGATGGTGATGAGATGAATATACACGTCCCGCAGTCTATAGGGGCTGAAATAGAGTTGAATCGTTTGGCTGCGGTACCAAAACAAATTATTAGTCCAGCGAATAATAAATCAATCATAGGTATATTTCAGGATTCGCTATTGGCTGCAAATCGTTTTACACGAAAAGAACTTAAATTCGACAAACGTACAGCAATGAATTTAATGATGAATTGCAAAACGTTTAATACAGATATCTTTAAAAATAAAAACAACTCTGATATACTAAATTTCGAATTGTTGAGTCAAATTATGCCAAACATTTCAATGTATACGGAAAATAGTTCTTTTGACGAAGATAAAGAAAATCACTCGGACAGTAATAATATAGTTGAAATTGTAAATGGTAAGTATGTACGCGGGCAATTGGACAAGGGTATTTTTGGCGGGAGTTCTGGTCTTTTACAGCGTATATTCAATGATATTAACGGTAAACATTGTGAAAATTTCATAGATGATATGCAGAATTTGGTAACCGAATTTATGAAACTTAATTCATACAGTGTCGGCATTAGTGACTTAATTGCCAATAAAATTACAAATGAACGTATCAACGAAGGAATAAATAAAAAAAAACGTGAAGTCAAAACACTAATTGATAATGTGCGTCTCGGTGTTTTCGAAAATAACACGGGGAAAAGCAATGAAGTAGAATTTGAAACGAGAATTAATTCTCTTCTCAATGAGGCACAAGATGAAGCTGGAAACATTGGAAAGACTAGTTTATCCAAAGATAATCGTTTTGTAATTATGGTGAATGCAGGTTCAAAAGGTAATAATATTAATATAGCACAAATGATTTCTTGTTTGGGACAGCAAAATGTGGACGGTAAGCGTATTCCGTATGGATTTGATGGGCGTACACTCCCGCATTTCAAGAAATACGACGATTCGCCAGAGGCACGTGGTTTCGTAAAAAGTTCATTTATTGAGGGGTTAACACCTGAAGAAATGTTCTTTCATGCGATGGGTGGTCGCGTTGGTCTCATTGATACAGCGGTTAAAACTAGTGGTACGGGATATATTCAGAGGCGACTAATTAAGTCACTCGAAGATTTGAAAGTTTGCTACGATTATAGTGTCCGTAATAACAAGGGCAAAATAGTTCAATTCTTATATGGTGGCGATGGAATGGATACAATGAAAGTGGAGAATCAAAAATGTAAATTGCCATTGATGAACAACGAAGATATATATTCGTACTTTCATATCCCGAGTAAAAATTATAATGAAGCAATATTCAATATATTCTTGAAAGAGACACGGCAAAGAATGAAATCTCAAAAAGACGAATTCAATAAACGTGTACAGAGCGAGATAAAATTTATGATCGAAGAACGCTCAAATTTGGTTGAAAAGGTAATGAACTTTACTGACCAAAACAAATTTCATATCCCGGTGAATTTCAAACATATCATCAAAAAAATCAAACATAATTTACATATTAATAGTACTTCGGCAGTTGATATTACACCGCTCGAGGCATACGCCATGATTGACCGTACATTTTATCTTTTGTCACAAAATATATTTTTGAAACCCTCGAGAATATTTAAAATTATGTATTACTATTTCTTGTGTCCAATGAACATTTTGATGGTGGAACATTTCAATAAAAGAGGACTAACATATTTACTTGAATTTATTACAAATCAATACAAAAAATCTATTGTAAATCCCGGTGAAATGGTTGGCATTGTTGCTGCCCAATCAGTAGGAGAACCTACGACGCAAATGACACTAAATACATTTCACTTTGCGGGTGTTTCTAGTAAATCAAATGTCACGCGTGGTGTGCCGAGAATTGAGGAGATATTGAATTTATCGCAGAATCCGAAGAATCCATCAGCCACGATATTTTTGAAACCTGAACATGAAGAAAGCATTGAACACGCCCATGAAATGCGTCATGAACTAGAATATACCAATCTCAGAAATATAACTAAAACAATATCAATATATTATGATGGAGATGACCATGAAACAATAGTGGAAAAAGACAATGATTTCTTGCATGAATTCTGGGAATTCGAGAAAATAATGGATGAAATAAACGCCAAAAACATGGACAAATCGGACAAAACCGATAAGACGGAATGGTCCAAATGGGTATTGAGAATTGAATTAAATAAGGAAATCATGGTTGAAAAGAATATTCAAATAGAAGAAGTTAATTTCGCATTGAACCAGTGTTATAAAAATAAGATTCAGTGTATATTTTCGGATTTTAATGCCGATGATGTTATAATTAGAATTAGACCTGATGCCACGATGATGATAAATAAAAAGAAACCAATGAATGCCGATGATAAAATCGCGCAATTGAAAAATATGATGGATAATATTTTGGACAAAACGGTATTAAAGGGTTTGGACCAAATTAAGAAGATTAATCTACGTAAAATTAAAAATCATTTGGTGAAACGAGGTGGTAATTATGTCAAGAAAGATATTTGGGTACTAGACACGGTCGGTACAAATCTCATGGATATTTTGGCATGTGATCTAATTGATTCGGAGAGAAGTTTCACCAATGATATTAAAGAAGTATACATGACTCTAGGAATTGAAGCCGCACGCCAAGCAATATACAATGAAATTATTGAAGTTATGTCTTTTGACGGTACATATATTAATAGTCACCATTTGGAATTATTATGCGATAGAATGTCACTTAATAGTGGTTTAGTATCTGTATTCAGACATGGTATAAACAATGATGATATAGGACCACTTGCAAAGGCTTCGTTTGAGGAAACCCCGGAAATGTTCTTGAGGGCTGCACGCCATTCGGAATTAGATACCATGGGTGGAATTTCAGCAAACATTATGTGTGGACAACAAGGACGGTTTGGTACAAATTTTTCGAGTATATTGGTTGATATGGACGCAATGAAAAATAATGAAGCCTTCAAACCTAAGAATAAGAGTACAATGAATGAGCTACTTAATAAACAAAAAACATCGGAAGAGTGCTCAATGGATAATTTAATTATATCAAATTCGGTAGAATTCATTTCCAATAAAACATTGGGCGAGCTCGACGATGATTATGAAATGGACTTTTAATCTTCTTTGTCCTCCCTCTCCCCTCGCTTGAAACCATATTCTTTAAATTAAAAAGTTATATATTTTTTAATTTAATATAGAGTCTAAATTCGTCAATTTAATATAGAGACTTCAAACAATCTTTGATCAGTCATTTAATAAATAAAGATTAATACGAATAAAATGGTTCTTGTAAAAAACAATGGCTCTATCGATAATAGGATAAGCATAAAAAGTATAGAAAACATAGAAAGCATTGAAACAATGAGAAATATTATAGATAATGATTCTAGGTCACCCGAAGACAAGGTATTTATATTTGGCGAAGGATGGAAAATGATAAAAAATCGAGAAAGAATTTTACATTCCAAATATGATAAATTGATGAGAACATGGAGAACGGAGAGAATAGGGAAAATGGGAAAAATAAGGAATCGACAGGAATGGGAGGGAAAGCGTAATATTGTTAGGGCGGTTAAACGACGTAAGAAACCTAAAAGTGAAGGCGAAAGTGAAAGCGAAAGAGAAAACATACCGAAAAAATCATTTCAGGAACTTATAACCGCTCATATTAATTTTGGTCCCGCTGCAAGCAAAGAAAACAAAGAAAATAAAGCAATTGATAAATATTCTAGTTTCAAAATTAGTAAAGCACTTCAAAAAAGAAGAATTTATTGGAGAAAAAGAAGACAAGATAGATTTAAGAGTATTAAATATTTAAAACAACGTCAGAAATTAATTAAAAAATTAAAAATGAAAAATAGTTCTTCGGTTCATTATATCCATTGGTTCAAAAATAAAATCATTTATAATTTATCGGATGCAAAAAATAAATCCTTTTTTTATAATAAAATATACAGTGGAAAATTGAAATATTTTGTAGAAAAAGTATGGGACTTAAAGTCTGGGGAATTTGATACTGCGTTGAAAAAAAAGGGTAAAAAAATCATGCCCGATGTAGACAAACTAAAATTATATTTCTTCAGCAATATGCCACATGTACATATTTTTCATAGTATTGAAAACAATCGTTATTTAATTCCCGAAATTAAAGAAAGATTGTATGGAATATATGTTCGTGCCAAGAAATTACACGATTCTTTTCTGAAATTAATCATGAAATACAAAAGTCGCAAAATAATTGATATGAACATTGAAACAGATTTATGTCTTAATTCAATGGAAGAAATTGGAAAAAACAGTAAAATGAACATAATCATTGACGGAAGTAAATATCAATTTCGTTACAGTGATTTGTTTCGTATATTCAAAACTTCGCTTACTAAAAATGAAATGTTATTTGTTGAACCCGAAATACCCAAGAATCCTTATACTAATTTGAGATTCACTATCCCCGAAATGTATCATATTTACTTGTCCATGAAAGATACGAGATATACTATTCCCGAATGTATTGAGAGATTTTTTAAGTATAATTTGGATATGAGCTTATATTCCTTTGAATATCATGGACAATTGAAAGATATGGCAATTGACAATTATATTTCTAATATGGAAAAGGACGATTTCTTTGATAATATACAAGAAATGTTTGAAGAAGCGATCGTTTTAATGAATAAGGAAAATGAAAAATATAAACGTTTTAAAATAAAACCACGGGAATTAAATATACTTTTCCGTGAAATAATCGAAGAAAGCAATTATTTATACGATATGCTTTGTCCCATTCTATACAATTATTTACATTATATTTATAATTGCAACAGTAAGAAGAAACATCATTGTTACAATCTTTATATTCATAAAACTAAGATTATTTTGAGAAATCACCATTCTTTAACTGTTGAAAAAATGCCACCAACGAGAACTAGGGACATGGGCCTTGAACCCGAACCATACGACGAAAGAAGTCTAATTCATTCAGTAGTAGATTCTTTTAACCACACAAATAGAAATATCCGTTTGCCGGATTTGGAAGAAGCTGAAAATCTTAGACTTCATCGTTCTGCTCTAATTGGCCCAACTAATATATTCTACTGGAGACAACACTTTAATGATGTTTTAGTTCAGTTGGAAGAAAATTCAAATTCAATGAGTAATTCACAAGGGGATGAAGAGGAAGAAGAGGAAGATGACGAATATTTGGAAACTAAAGAAGATGACGATTATTTGGAAACTAAAGAAGATGACGAAGATATTATTGAAATAGAGGAAAAAACGTCTGATTTCGAAGAAGAAACAATTAGCGATGTATCAATGGAAGATTATTTGAGTGCCGAAGACGATGATTTGTAATTAAATTTTAAAAAATATAATTACAATATATAATGATTTGGCTGGGGTATTATTTACTCGTAATAATGTTATTTTTTATTTTATTCATCGGAGGAATGGTATATCATTCCGAAAAAAAGAAAGACCTTCATATGTCTATGATACTAAATCGTATATTTTTTTTCGCAATAGTGTTTAAAACAATAGCATTGTATTTATTGATGACTAATGGGTATAATCTTTGTGACATAACCCAAAATATATTTTGCAATAATGCGATTTATTAAATATGTTAAACATATTATTCGTAAAATCTTTTATAATCGAATTTTTGCACGTCTTTTATGTTTAAATTCTTATTCATGTAAACATTTGAAGACATTTTTTCCATATCTTTGAAATATTGTTTTATTTTTTTATTACGTTCTTGTAACTTAGCAGCGTCTGGATTTCCGTCGGTTTGCAAATTAGTAACTATTTCAATGTGTTGTCCATACATAATTCTCTCATCTTCGTTAATTTCGTATTTTGTATTTTTCAAAGAAATAATATAGTTGCGATTAAATAAATATTTTTGTATATTTCTATTTCTCAATATTTGATCGGCCAATTTTCCAAAATAAATGATTTGGTTATTTTGCCGATTTATTAAATTCTTACTCGGTATTAATAAATGACACGTTCCCGAATTTTCAGAACCGTCTTCTTTACCCTGTACTGAAATAAAAGCACAATTACTGCTCTTATCGCATATTTCACTATCATCTTTTATTTGTAAACAATTTTTGAAATTGTTTAGATTTTTTATACTATTGATAAATTCATCGCTGTAATCAAAAAATACTACATGTTTACCCAATATTTCTACTAATATCGTAATTATCAATGACATTTTTTCCCAATATGTTTTAGTATTGTCTTTAATAGTTCTTTTCATATTTTTTATATTATCGTAATTATTTTCGCTCTTATTGTGTAATAAAACACGCAATGTATTGCGGAAAATATCATACATACGTGTCTCAATCATTATTTTGAAACTTTGTTTTATACGCTCAATATCACCCATTCTTTGTGTACCCAAAATACGGTCAATCTCATTGATTGGTACCAAATTACCTTGTTCGTCGCGATATTCGCTATAACTTTCGTCTTTTAATAATTTCGAGCCTTGTAAAATGAGCGAAGGATTATTATCGGGTATTACTGGAACAACTTGATTTGTCTCTGTGATTAGACCAACTAAAACACCGTCTGATAGTAGATTTTTGTAAGGGATACATGGAATATGTTTCAATTTTTTACTTTTCTTTGATGAAATAAGAAGCAAGTGTTCATAGGTTTTTTCATAAGTCATTCCTTCGGTTTGAACATCGATTTCATGTAAATAAGTGATTTTTATTTCATTATTTATTGGCGATGAAACCACGGGTAAATACAACATACCTTCTTCATCTGCAAATTTAATACGCAATGCTATAACTTTCGCATAATAATTTACTACTTGATCTATAATTTCATGTTCTTTTACATTAAAATGGTCGAGTTTTCTAATTAAAATATCGAGAGTGTCACCACGGGATATACGAGAGTTAAATTTGCTCTTGCATTTCGAAAGACTAAATACCCTTTTCATGATATTGATAAACACATTAATCATTTCTTTCATATTGCGGTCTTCTGTTTCCACCATGAATTTCTTGCCGTCTTTTTCCCGGTCCTTGAAAATAAGAGGGAACATTGATACTCGATTCCCTTTGCTAAATTTCATTCGGAATATTCCTTCGTATATATTGTTCTCGCTGTATAAGAGAAGAGTTTTTTTGCGGGGATTGTAAAATCTACCCCCATAGTGTTGAGGGGGACATACTACTTGTAATTTTTCAGTATAACTGTCTTTAGGGTTTAAGAATATCAGAAGATTTATGCCGTGTCGGAATAACCCACCCAAAGGTAAATCAGGCTTGTTCGAGCGGTCAATTCGCGGCATACAAATCAAATCCCAGACATATTCGTGATTGATATATTCCCTCGATAACAAATATTTTATGTAATTGAGAAAGGCGGAATATACTTTCAAAAAATAAAGCTGGAAGTGTTTTTCATCGGGGTTTTGAAGTAATTTTTCGTATAAATCACTGGTCAATATTCTTTTGTAATTATCCGGATTCGCGTTTAATTTACGCTGTTCTTCAGTTAAATCTATTTCAGCAAAGTTTTCGTCATGAAAAAGATTTACCAAATCTCCACCGTTTAATCGAATGAAATTATCCAGATTGAGATGAGACACTAATATTTTTTTAAGATGCTCGAGTGTCATATACTTATTGTTTTCCTCGATTGTAGTATCTAATGGTTCTACGTTTGTTTCTTCATTTTCTGTATTCTTTATCCTTTTATATACGAATGCCAAAATTTCTAAGATGGATTGGTTTTTATTTACCCGAAGACCCTTGCGAAATAAACAATATTGGTCATTTTTTATATTGCCGTCTTTGCCATCCAAACACATTTTATTGCCATTGTATTTGAAAAAATATTGCATAGTAAGAGGCATCATATCGTGTTCACCTCGTTTGAGAGGGAAATTAGTGTCGTAAAATTTAACTTTACCTATTGTTTTGGTCACGACATTTTGACTTTCCTTCGCATTTTTACGTCTGATTTCTCGCATTTCTTCTTTTCCAATTTCGCGTCCCGTAGCATCACATGCTTTGTGGTTGACTATACCATCTTTCATCATATTACGGTCCTTGTCGTGACTTAATATTTCATCTATATTGGTAATGTAACGCCTTCCCTCATTATTTATTCCCCACTTTACATCTTTATTAAATTCATTTTTTTTCTTGAAATTGTCTAATTTGGCTTTGGATTTTTGTTCGTCAGTGAGTTTTAAAGGACTTGGTCTTTGAAAACAGCAGGCAAGGCAATTGTTTTGGTTATTTGCAGGATTTAAAAAATCTGGATTCAATGATTTATGTATGAAAGGATTATTTAAATCGGCTTTGTGATATTTATAGTTTTCTTTATCTGTATATTCAATGATTTTCGGATTGAACGGTGTATCCTTATCCTTTCCTTTATCACCACTCTTACTTTTTTCTTTTTTGTTTTTTTTATCTACATAAGCATTTCCATTTTCACCTGGTCTCCACACAGATTCCCAGCCTCCGCATTTACCGTCATTAATTTCCGATATAGTAAGACTCTTCTTATAATATTCGTCTTGTTCATCAAAACACCAAAATCGGGGACAAATAAAATAATGGTCCTTCTGTTTTATGGATGTAGTATAAGAACGATATTTATTTCGACGATCTTTTTCATCTATTTCGTCCTTTTCCGCTTGATTTAATATAATTGGTTGGCGATTTTGACTACCAGGACATTGCGTAGAATATAATTGAAATTTGTTTTTTGTTTCTTCTGGACTAGTATTAATCATTGATTTATTGCTTTTATTGTTTCTAGTGGCTTTTTTCATCTTTGATTTTTTTTTCTGATATCTATTTCTTATGTTACTAGATTGATAATATCCCAAATAATCATCTTTTTTACTTTTATTATGTTTTATTCCTTCTGAAAATATACTACGTCTTTTTTTTTTATAAGCGTCTTCTTTTGCTCCGCCCTGCATCTCATCATCATCACTCGAATCATTATCTTCTTCACCACTACTCTCATCCATACTATCAATATCGAAATCAGATAAATCAATGTCAGATTCATCTTGACTATCATCACTTTCCATTTTTTCTTCTTCTTTTTGTTCTATTTCGCCATATTCTTCTCCCACATCATCTTCTTCCTCATCTTCCTCTCCTTCCTCATCTTCCTCTCCTTCCTCATTTTCCTCTCCTTCCTGATCTTCTTCATCTTCTTCATCTTCTTCATCATCCCGCTCAGCTTCATCTTCTCGAATAATTCCCAAAGTAAGTTGATTAATATTAATTTCTTCATTTTTCAATATTTTCTCATCAAAAGACAAATTCTTTATGTTATTATTAAATTTTTTAACACGTTCATCATCTTTAAATTTGACAGTGAAAAGCATCGAAAATAAATATTTTTCCATGTGTTCTAAAATTTTGAGGTTTTTAATGTTGGAAACTATCATTGTATGGCCATTTTTTAATAGATTTTTTTCATTGTAATATTTTCTAGGTTTGAAACTTATATAAATGCCCGGATTATCAATTACTCTTTTTCGCCGAGACGAATAAAAATCAGTTTCTATCTCTCTCTCTATTTTCCAAGCGTTGTACATTTTGGCTGCATCCATAACGGTTTTGACACCCTTTATATTTTCCATCATTTCTTGATAAATTTGTTCGTCTGAAAAATCCTGTTCGTTAAGATTTAACAGGAATTTGTTGTTTTCATTCATTTCTTGAAAATTTGAAACTCTTTTATATAATAAATTCGAAAAGGTGTCGCTGTCCTTGCTACCGAAATCCTTACTCAAAATGTTTTTGAAATTTGATATCTTCATGCCCTGGACATTCGATATTTTCACCAAATAATGTTTTTCCACGTTTAATATTTCGAGATTCCCCGAACCACTTCGTTTATCTAATAAATTAATATCATTGATGAAACTAAAACCACTTTGCATAAGATAATTGTTAATAGGTGTCAGAATTTTAGGTTTAATGTGTTCATCAATCAGATTTTGTATGTCTTCAATTTTCATTTTTGTCCCTTTGTTTTCATTTCCAACGAAGCGAATTCGAATGACACCTTTTGGATTTATTTCACAATAAAGGTTATGAAAATCGTTAGTATCGAATATTCTCAATAGAAAACAAACGGAATCTCTATTTTGTATACTTTTGATTAGACGTTGGAATCGGACAAAATTACCTTCGTCTTTGAATACTTCTGGTATTTTTTCACCGTTTATAGAGAAATTACCGTTAGTATAAAAACGATAAATATTGTCGAAATTATATCCAGCATTTAATTTACTTACTTGTAATATTTCGTCACTGTGTACTATTTTAAATATTTCTTCCATCGGGAATTTTATAATTGTCTCTGGTTTTACAATAAATTCTATATTTTTGATACCATTATAAATAATATCGTCAGTGAAGATATCTCCCATTTTATCTTCACCTCCGATTTTTCGATATAGCGAATTTATTTCTTGAATCCATTTATTGTATTCGACAAGAGCTTTTTTTCTATCAGAAACATATTTTTGATAGTGTTTGTCTTTGTTTTTAAGAAATTCGTCGTAATTGTTTTCGCTGATGTTAGGGAAATACATGTTGAGTAATTCATTTTTTTGGTAGAGTCTACGAAAGTTTTTAAATGTTTCTCCTTGGGTGGGAGAAAAGAAATCGTCTGACACGATGAAAAATAATTCGAGATTTTCACGCATTTGTTCTTCCGTTTTGTATGAACCAAATTCAAGAAGACATTTATTGTTTAGTGTTTGTTGATTGATGGATTCGTTGTATTCGAGCAAACTGTTTTTGGTTATTCCTTCGGGTAAAATCGGATAATATAAATTACTTATGTTATTTAAACTAGTGCGTATTGGTATTTCTGAATCCCAATTGACATTTAAGAGAGATATGAAATCATCAAAATCGTATTTTGCTTTCTTTTTTCTACCTTCTTTGCTTAACTTCGCATCATCATCTTTACCATCACTTATAATTCCTTCATAGTAATCATCGATTTTTTTATCGCTAACTATATTTACAAGAAAATTATCAATGTCGGTTTTATATACACGTGTATTTTCGTCACCCTTCAACTTTTTGAAAACTTCAGATGCGCTCAATCTCTGTGGTATGGTAGCGAAAAGATAAATCATGGCAGGTAATACTTCGATACCCTTATTTTTTTTCAGATATTCGCAAATTTTGTGTTTAATATGGTAGATGGTATCATCACCATATAAATTTTTCATTATGAAACTTTCTTCTTTGTTTTGTTTTTCGTTGGACTCTGAAGATTCTGAAGATTCCGAAAATAAATCAAAGATTTGTGTAACTTTATAGCCATCATCGGTAGACGATTCAATGGAACTCGATATATTATTTGATTCCATCGAGGTTAATATATAAATATTTCACATTATATTATTTATATACTAATCAAAAATGAACCTAAAAACAATTCTTAAAATACCGAATCTAAAAATGATTGTTGCCACTTCGAAGAATGGAGGAATAGGTTTAAATGGTAAAATGCCGTGGTATATACCAAGTGATATGTCTTTTTTTAAAGAGAAAACGATAGGTAATGGAAATAACGCGATAATTATGGGAAAAAATACATGGGAATCTTTTTCAGTTGGGAGCTCTGAGCCCTCTGTTAGTAGACATTTGTTACAGCGTGATAATTTAGTTCTTTCAAAAACCTGTCATTTGGATGAAAAAAGGGGAGATGACATAATAAAGAGTTTTTTAACTCCGAATGATGTGAGAAAATTTTGCATTGAAAAGAACTATGATGAGACGTGGATAATTGGAGGTACTCAGATTTACGAATTATTTATAGATTCACCTGAATTGAAAGAAATATACAAAACACACATTAATCATGATTTTAAATGCGATACTTTTTTCCCTAAAATCCCAGATTCTTTTATTGAACAAGATATAATTGGGTCAAATGTACACCAGACATTATTTTACTGGATTGAAAAATATGTAAGGGAATAATACCAACATATTTTTAATTATAGATCGAAATAAGGACTGTCTTTAATAGTCATTCCGCAATACATTTGGGGGTTCTTTTTATAGTCAACGGGTTGATAAATTTTGATTTCTTTGGCCTCGCCGATAAGAAATTTGAAGTTTTCCCAAAATTCTTTCTTGTGTCCAATTGATACCGTCATTACGTGACTTAGTTCATGTAAGGCTACAAACATAAGAGTATTTCTGTCAATTAGACGATTGCCGGTTTTTTCGGTAGTGGTACAAAAGGCTAGTTTTTCGCCTTTGTTTTCCGAATAAGCTGTGAATTCACTGGTGGGCAAAGTTTCAGATACTTTTTGAGGATTAAAGTTTTTTACAAGGCGCTTTACATTTTCGCGTGTGGGATATTTTTTAGCCATGTGAGCGACTAATTTTTTTAAGTCCACGGTTGTCTCGGCTAATAGATCGGCGACGAGTTGAATTTTATTTCTTTCGCGTACGCAGTATTTATTACCGTCTACGTGCGATATAATACATTTTAAATTGAAAGCGTCACTCTCGTAATACATCTTCAAGGATACAATGGAGATGAAAAAAACGAGAGCGTAAAAAATCATATTGGATTTTACCATACTTTGTTCTTAATATTAGTAGGGAATATTTTCGTGTCATAAATAAATATTTGAACATTCTCAAGTGTTAAATATTTATGTAAGAAAGATTACTAAAAGATTTAGTTGCTGCCACCGATTTCGAGAGGTCGGCGAGAAGTATCAGGTGTAATAGTGGTTTGGTTCCACGGTCCCACATTACCTTGTGGGTTGGGGGGCTCAGAACGCAATTGAAGATTGGCGTTTCTTAAAGTGGAAGATGTGCTAGAGAGCATATCGAAGGCATGGTTTCCAGCAGTAAGCATGTTCACACCGCTAAGATTTCCCGAACCACTGGGGTTCAATTTGGCAAACTCGTTGTTGTTGTCCATGGGTAAAAGTTCTCTGGGGTCAACAGAGTCTTTCTTGAGGTGCATCATCTGGTTGACACTGGAACCCATGTCCGAAACAGATGCTGCATGTTTTGCAGTACCAGCACCAGGTACATCTGCGTCGGGTTTTTCATCGGGGTAAGATGCAGGACTCAATGATTTATCGACTCCCATTAAAGGACTGTGTTTAACCTTAGAATAATTCAAGAAGGCATATGCTAAAAGCGCTAAAGCAAGAATACCAATGACATAGTCGCTATTGCTTTTTAAAAGTTTGCAGAAATCCATCTATAAATTTAATGAATAAAAAATTTTTTCCCAAAATCAATTATTCCTAAATTTGTCAACTTATATTTGACCTTGTTAAATATTATTTTAATGGTAATTTTATGTCTCAAAATAAATGATATCAACATTCCTTATCTATCTCGTTCCCGGATATAGACGAAGAGTAATTACTATCGTCATCACTATCGCTCTCATATTCACTATCGCTTTCACTATCGCTCTCGCTCTCGCTCTCGTCTAAATCAATTAATTTTTTCGCATCAGCCTTTATTTTTTTCCATTCTAAATATGCTAAAATAGCCTTTTCCTTTGTTTCCTTTGCCTTTTTTTTCGCCATTTGATATCTTTTTATGATGATTTCCTTTTCATCCAAATTCATTTTAGTTTTATTGTTGTTTCCATTCTTCAATTTTTCATTTAAATCTAGTATTTCTAAGGTCACTTCATTTGATGGTATAGTCGATGTCGAATACTCGATTTTATCAATTTCAGACTCTTGTTTTAAATCTATAACTGATTCGTTTTTTTTCTCGACCTCTACATTTGGTTCGGTAACCACATCTACTTTTGGTTCAGCCTCTACATTTGGTTCACCCTCTACATTTGGTTCACCCTCTACATTTGGTTCAGCCTCTACATTTGGTTCGGTTTCTACATTTGGTTCGGTTTCTACATCTACATTTGGTTCGGTAACCACCTTTGGTTCGGTTTCTACATCTATATTTGGTTCAGCCTCCACCTTTGGTTCAGCAACAACTTTTGGTTCGGTTTCTACATCTACATTTGGTTCGGTTTCTACATCTATTTCTTTGGACACTAAGTTTGTTTTTTCTACAGATATTGGTTCTGCTTCTTTGATTTTTTTAGATTTTTTAGAATTCCCTAAAAGGCATCGATTTTGGATTAGGTTTCTTTGGGATGAATGAATCATCAATTGTCTTAAATATACATCGATTTTGAATGTTTGTGGTGTAAATTTTAAGCGTGAAATTTCAATGAGGCAGGTATTCTCGCATTTATTATCAACTTCTTCTAAAGATAATTGTTTTTCATTTTCATCAAATACCAATAAAGATGGTCCATAATTTTCTTCCAAGTCAAGTGGTGAATTGGGAATGAAACATTGAAGCATATTCGATGGTGTTTTATTTCTTAAAGTTCTCAAATTGGAAACCCAGTGTTGTTCTATATCTTCGGCGTCAATATTCGTTTGAAACCATTCTTCTTTTTTTTCCAATATTAGTTCTTTTATTTTTTTTTCTAAGTTATCAAACCAATTTATAGTATCAAAATGTGTATCTTTTTTATCATCGAATAATAACTGTGTGTACATTTTTTTTGATGTTTTTTGTATCCCATTTTTTGTGCTACATCTTGGTAATTTCACATATATACTGTTGTCGTCTATGGTTAACGGTGAAATATAAGTATTTCCCCTTAAACTGTCAAGTCCGTTGAATTTGATTTTATCAAAAGGAAAGTCTTGCACATCATAAATGACTATATCCATAATGAATTTAATATATCTAATAAATTCATTATTTTAACTGAAAATCATGGAAATATGTTTAAAATGTATATTTATTTTGAAATCGTGATATATAATGACGGATAAAAATGCTGGTATTAATATTGCGAAAAAAATGAATATCGAAGAGGAAATAAAAAATAAAGATAACCATTGTAGCAATAGCAATAACTCGTCGAATTATGACCTCAAAGAACAATTTTTTCAATCATGTATCAATGCTCTTAAAAGAGACGATGTTAAACAAGAGTTTAAAAATTTAATGAAACCGCTGGTCTATATGATAGTAAAAGAAATATACCCATATTTTTGTTTTTCGATTATATTTTCTATAGCGCTATTCTTATTCATGATGGGCTTCATACTGTTTTTTATACGAAATTATGACTTCATCAAAGAAATATATAGTGGTAAGTTTTTCAAGACCCCCGTTAAATCTAAATGATGAGATTTAGATTCATAACGTAAAGAGCCAACAACTTGGAAGAGTCGGCAGAGTCGACGAATCGAAATTTTAATCTTTTGCCCTATCTTTTTCTAAAAGATAGAAAGTTCATTCAAAAAATTAAATCTTTTGCCCTATCTTGAACTTTTAAAAAAAGTTCATACAAAAAAATTTAAATCTTTTTACCCGACGGTTTTACAACTTTGATTTTCAATCAAAGTTGAGAAAAGAGTCATGGATATTAAACGATTTCTTACCGAAGCATCTCCCCCCGAAGCCGAGTGGCGGGCTTATCCTCTTCTTAAAAAAAACGAAGAATTATGGACACCTTTTAATGAAATTGGTATGTATGAATTAATTGGTAAAATTTTAGTCATACGTGACAATGTACCGAATCCTTGTTTTACATCGCATCCTTACAGAGCAAAACAAGAAAGAATAGTCCACGCCATATTCAGGGAACCTAACAAATATGGCATTGATTTATTGAGTGGCGAAAACAAAAAAATGAAATTTAATTATTTACATTTGGAAAATCTAATTGAATTGATAAACGAGCATCCTTAACATCCTTAACAATATTTGACGTAGTTATAACTTATTATTTTTTACGTGTTTTGCTAGACGATGTCTCATTCGGGTGATTGGATTTTTTACGCGTTTTTTTGATTTTCAATTTTATTTTATTCGGAATACCAGATTGTTTTTGTCTAATTTTCTTTCTAGTTTGTCGATTTTTCTTACCATTTTTTGCATGTGTTTTTGTTTTTTTATTTTTCTTATGGTGTTTATTGTGTTTATTACCACTTGTCTTTTTATTGGAAACATTTGCAATGGTTTTACCTTTTTTTCCATTGGTATAATTGATAATATATTGGTCGCCAATAATTTCTCCTAAAATTTCACTACGGTTGATTTGTTGTGCTGCGCCACCTGACATTTCTCCTATTTTGTATTTTGTACTCTTATATAATAAGCCAGGCACCATAAAAGAATTTAATAAATTATGTTTAGTCGACATACCACGTTTATTCAGTAATTTCGAAAGTTGTTGTCCTTTCATCACAAAGTATACTTATATATACGATATATATTTGTATATCGTATACATGGACAAATACATTATTCATCCAGAATACCAGACTCAATAATGAGTGGTTTGGCCAGATGTGTATTTTTGTAAAAGATATCAAGGTCATATTCTTTTTCGCAATATTTTTCGATTAAGTTTAGAATTATGAAAGCCCCTTCGCAGTCTTTGTCTAGACATAACAATGGATAATTATGCTCACGACATTCGTGCCAAATATCTCCGTATAAATTACATACGGGTTCAACAAGATCATTTTCGAATTTTTCTTCACGTTTTTCTTCTAAAAGATCGGATGTTTTGGTACAGGATAGATAATCTTCAAGGGTAAAATTATTTTTTAGAAATTCAATTTCTTCTTGTTCGATGAATGTGTCATATTCTTCATCGGAAATATATTCATCGTGAAAAGATTTGGACTTTTTAATAGACGGCATTTTTATGAAAACTTTGTTTATAGAATATATTTACGACTTCATTTTTAAATGCTTTTAGTTTATTTTTTGGGATATTGTATTTTTTTTTTTTTAGAATAGTTAATAAATCTCTCAAGAATTCGTCGATGAAATCGCGGTGCGTATAATTATCGTTGACGTTTTCCCGCTTTAAACAATTTTGGTCGTCTTGTAGGGGAGTATTTAACCATTTTTGGAAAAGCCGTTCTTTTTCTTCTCTTTCAAGGCGATTCATAATGCTTGCCAAATTTGGTTGTTCCACGTGTCTGGATATATTAACATCTCCCTTCATATCTATAGTATTATTTTCTTCAGTCTGATTCATTTTGGATTATATTTAGACAATAATATTATATTGATTGGTGTTTTTAAATTGTTTACAAATGAATAATCCGTTAATCAAATATTGAATTATTTGGTTAAATAAATAATATTTGAGGATATTATAAATGACGTCGCTAACATCGACTTTAAAATATTATGCGGGTAAAAGAGGTACCAGTTACGGTCACGGATCCCAATCAACTCCGTCTGGAAAAACAAATCCTTTGGAAAATACTAGTTCAGGTAATCCAGGTGAATATTGGAAAAACGACAACGGAAATAGTAGAAAATTATGGGGGTGTTATTCTGATCATTTTGAAAAATTGTATTTATTTTCAACAGATGGTGGTCTATACATAATTGATGAGGATGGTACGCTAGCACAATGGAACCAAAATGACTCATACGCAGGCGGAACATTCAGCGGTGGCGGTGGTGGTCCAATACTGTATATTGGTCAGGCTGCGGTAGTGTATGATGGCAGTAATAATCAACATATGTTATGTTATACTCATAGTCAAAATAATGATGGAATGGACAAATTTGCATACTATTTAGAGCTAAATAGTAGTGGAACTGTTAATAATAATGTTGATTGGCAATTAATTAAATATAATGATACCAATATTACAGATGACAATAAAGTT